CACAAAAATATAAAAAACAATAATGTATAATCGGCAAATCAAATTAAGCATAATCGCAAATCGAAATCCGCACTTTTAATACACGGCAATATAATCACATTTTAAACATAATTGCAGGACCATTTAAAACAGCTTTAAATGGTCTTGTGGATTGCTAAGGTCATAGTTAGCTGTTAGAACCTCAATCTTCTTCTTACCGGGCTTACCGGTGCCGTTGGCAACACTTACACTTTGCTCCAAAGTCTTAACGCTCCAGTTATTGGCTTTGGTATAATCTGCCAGTATATCACTTGGATAACTACTCATTAGGAACTTTCCCTCAACGCGTGAGAGCGTTTTTAGGAGGTTTTCAAAGTCGTCGCGGCTATATCCATCATAATGACCACAATCGCTGTTAAAATAGGGTGGGTCGCAATAATGAAACGCATCTACGTGATCTCTGGAATTGATCACCCGCAAGGCATCTGTGCATTCAACCTGTACATTATGCATTCGTATAGAGAGATCCAATGTAAAAGAATCACGTTTATTAGTGATCTTCTGACTAGTAGTGCCTCGAATCTTATCATATCCAAAAGAACCATCAAGCATCGAACTAAAGCTTTGTGCTGCCAATACCCAAACTGCCCAACCTCGCTTAAGCCGCCCAAACATATGTGGATTGTTATAAATAACAGTTGCATCCCCGTGTAATGACCGACTATGAAGGCTTATCCTGATCATCTTCTCAAGCTCCACAAATTCATTCTGTACGCATTCGTAAAAGTTGATCAGTTCCCTGTTGTAGTCATTAATGATCTCGACCTCGCTTTTAGGCTTCGCCCAAAAGATGGCACCACCTCCCACAAAGGTTTCGGTATAAGTGGTGTGCTTTGGAATTAGCGGAATAATGGTAGAAACTAAATTTTGTTTTCCGCCGTAGTATGATGTAGGTGTTTTCATTTCGATTTTAAAAGTAATAGTTTATATTTGTCATTCTCCAAACAGTTAACCGCAGTCAAGCGATCAAAGGCTATGGCCCTCGGTCGCGCTTGACTGCGTTTTTATTTAGTACTGTTTGGAGAAACTACTACTGAAGATCGGGGGCTTATTTTTTATCCCACATAGCCTATCCAAGCCATCGTATAAAATTTAGGACGATTTTCATGGGGCGTATTTGACCCTTTCATTCCTGTGGTATAATTAACCACCTGCGCTGCCGATGTACTTGTTTCAGTTATATCTACCGAATTAATATTATCATCTTTCACGGTCAATCCGTTTTGATCTGTATTACCACCTTTCCCCGGTACCGGCTTTGGAAGGCTATGCTTATGCCCCGGAATATTCACAGATCCAGAGAAATTATGCGCTGGCATTTCCGCTATTGAAAGAGCATGTTTACTTTCCCCTCCAGTTTTCCCTGGTTCATCATGAGCTGCATCATTAGGATCGTAACCAACCACGAACATTCCACTCAAATCAGGTGTGCCATTGCTACCATCGCATAACTGCCATCCATCCTTAATATCGGCTATAGCGCCCCAAAAAGGCAATGCCGTTTGAAGCGGTGGTAATCTTCTGGCCACTTCGCTCAACGGAGTGATCCTCTTCAAATCTGCCCAGGGAGTTCCGGCAGCTGCAAAACGTGCGTAGCGTTCAAAATAAGCATCAAGGAGATCTGCCTGCCCGTCGATGTCAGCATCGGTAAAATAGGTTACTTGCTCAACAGCTTCAACTATTTCAACATTTACGCCCACGTCTCCGCCCTGAAATGGATATGATTCCCCGTTGATTATTACTATTCCGTCAGCGGCAACCCCATTCACGACTTCACAGCCTTTCACAATGCAATTATCACCTCCCAGCGCAACGGCCACATCATGAACCTCGTTGATCATATCCCTAATAAAACGCCATGTCTTACTGGTTCCTGGGAAACCGCCTCCTAATACTTCTATTTTATTCATAGCTATTCAATTTCAATTTTATAGGTTTTATCTGGTAATCGGTAAAAATCAATCAGACTTTTCATTCTTATCTCTTGAGAAGCATTCAATTCAAAAGGAACTGATACCACAAAATCCATATCTAAGGAAAACAGCTCTGCACCATCATAAAAATGAACAGGAGCGTTTTCTTCAGGATCGTAAAATGAAACCGGTTTTTGTTCTTCAGGATTATAGAAATACACGCCATCCCTGTAGGCACCATCGGTAATATAAATGCGCCTTAATTGAACATCAAACGCATCATTCAGCATATTTTCAAGGCTGTAAACCTGAGGCGTATGTTCAATTTTATAAACTGCATCCCGCCTGTAGTTCACAAATTGCTGGTGCAAGTTTGCAATTGGTTTTACCAAGCATCTAAGCCAACCAATAAAAATAGGCTTCCGCTCTTCTAATGGTAGTTTATGAACTACAAGCCTATTAAAATTTGTGGTATATATTTTTGAATAATCCATTATAGTTTCACTATTTTGGGTTTAAATTCAATGCTCAATCCAGACACTTCAGTTATTTCTAAAGTGTCAGGATCTTCTACCATGATCTTGGCAATTTCCATATATCCGGAATTGGCTATATAGCTGCTTTCTATGGGCTGATATGTTGCCGGATCAAGATAATTAGCTGAAGCATAATTGATGTAAACCTCCCTGTCTGCACAACCTTCTATTCCTTGAAGGATATCTACCAACTCTGCAAGTATAAATTCCCCATTAAATTTCAGGTTTGCCAGGTAATCGCTGATGGCTTTTTGAACCGAGGTGTTATCCTTTCCATCTATCCTCACTCCATTTTCATCAAATATCAAGGGATCATAAAAGAAGGTGATATCGAGCTTAAACTCATCCGGGTCATCGCTAAAAGTGATGATCTTGGTACCGCCCGGTTTTATCCTGGAGAAATAATTACGAACCCCATCTTGCTCGGCATCGCTTAGCTTTACCAAGGTTCCGGCTTCCTCCTTAGCCATTTTAATGAATAAATGCTTCCTGTTATTGATCTCTATCTCAATTACCGCAGCTCTGGAAACTATCATTGCATCCTCAATTTCCTGATCTGTATAACCTTCTCCTAGATATTCTCCGGTAACATCATTTAAAGGATGGCCGTGCCTGTATTCTAATGCCGAATTTCTAAACCAAAGAAGGGAATAGAGTTTCTGGTTTCTGATTTTATCATCCATCTCCACCTTGAAAATATCCCAGGCCTTATAGACGGACCAGGTACAAAAAGCGATCACATAAGCCCAGATATTAAAAATTCCCACTTTTGAGGTACTTGTTATTCCGGCCAGGGATTCCTGGTTGGCCTTTTCAGTTAGAATTTGATTTTTAATTTGTTCAATAGTGGGTATGGCCATCGTTATATTTTTTGGGGTTTCGTATTGCTTCAAAATAGATATCCAGGTAAAGGCTTCTTACCGGGTTATCATTAAATAAATAGTCGGTTCTACCCGTCTTTATCTCGGCCATAATATTGTAATGGCACAATGGGCAATGTTCAAGTCCAAGGTGATGCCCAATCTCATGATATACCGCAAATAAAATCTCATATTCATTTGCATCCTTAGAATTTATGGTAATCGTACAAATACCATTTATGTGAGAATGTTCGTTTTTGGCTTCCGGTAAAAACAAAATCTTATTGATTGTATAAAGTCTCTGCCTTACTTCAATGCCTCTAGCCTCAGCATATCCACATAAGAGTCCAATATCTTCTTAGCAAGTTCCGGACGGTTACTCGCAGTTTTTTGCGCAAAGCTAAAGGCACTCACCAAAAGAAATAAGTAGGTTATTCTTTTCATTTCAATTGTTAGCTGTTTGACGGATCATTTCCCGCTGATTTTTCTCGACCTGTCGTGTCGAAAATTCAAAACCTATCACGTCCGCCTTCCTCTTGAAGCAACTCCGGCAATCTGTCTGAATCAATTTCATCAAGTATTCATTCCCTTCTTCAAGGCCTTTCCCGGAGATAATCCATAGCCTGTCTTTTTGGGCGTTCTGAATTGTGGCATTACCTTCACAAATGGTGATTACCGTAAAATTTCCAATTAAAGAAGGGTTAGCTTCTGTAACCAGTTCCTGAGCCATACAGCTTATGATTGCCAAACTGAATGCGAGTAGTAAGAGTAGTTTTTTCATTTTAGATTATATTTTGCGATTAAAGCAAGTTTTAAATATTCTTCGTCTATTTTGTCTTGGCTCATTTTTTTTTAATCTAATTGAGTTAAATCAAAGGTTAACATCATAATTGCATTAAATCGAGTGTCGTTTAACCCTCCTTTTGTATATAAATAGACGGTATTTCCCTCTTTATATCCGTGTATTGGTCGCAAATCAATATCGCTCGTAATTCTCTTAATATAACTAACGGTTCTTTTATCGTCGCTTACCGTTACTAACGATAAATAAGTAACCGATGGGGTAAAGTTCTCGTCTTGAATTCTGATTATTGCATAATCAATTCCATTTCTTGAAAATGGAAATCTTTGGTCTTGGTCTTCATTTAGCCCAGCGGGTAAATTTAACGTGTTGCTTACCGTTTCTTGTCTTATCCAATTTATCGCATCGTTAGAATAAGAATAACCCCTAATACCGCCCGAGCCGACGTAATGATGCATTACATACTTATAACTACCTAAAAGTTTAGGGTAAACTCTCGCATAACCCAGATGAGTGTCCCCCGCAAGTGGAGGAATAACCCCTCCTTGAGCCGTACTTACTCTATCTGTCCAAGTCATTAAATGAAGCCCAAGTGTACCGTCTCCGAAAGCTGTTGATAATTTTGTGTATTGTGGCGAGCCTAATAATGAATAATATATAAATATAGTGTCTGTTGACAATCCGTTGTCAGCTGTTGGGACTCGAATAAGCCAAGGCGTTTCTTGTTGGGCCCCTCCCGCAATAATAAGCCCCCTTTGAATGAATCCCGTAAAATCGGGCGCGTCCATTTCGCCCCAATAAATACCACCTCCCGAGCTGTTGGTGTGATCTGTTGAATATATGACGAAATAGGCCTTAGTCGTCGCTATTTCAGGCCAATCGACGGACTTCATAACGTTAGGATAATAAACCGAGTCGTTAGTTACGTCCTCCGAATAAAAAACAGGCGAGGGAATGTCCTCTCTTTTTAACCCGAGGTTATTTATTAAATTTTCCATAGCATTTGAAAAAGAAATAGCCTCCGCGTCTGTAAATCCCGAGGCCGCAAAATCCATCATAACAATATCTTGGCTATTTCTCTCGTCGACATAAGCCGCCCCGTTAGCGTACCTCCTTAAAGTGATATTTTTACTATTTGGCAACCCCCCGCTGGTGTAAGCCGTTTCCCCTAATTTGCTACCTTTAAAATAAGTCCTTACCATTTTATCCGATTGAACGGTGCTAAGAAATAACCCTCTCGTTTGCCCCGTTGGGTTTGTGTAGGTAGATTGAATATCATACAACCAACTGAAAGCGGTATCTTTTTTTAAAGACAAAGAAATTGACGCGGGGGCTGTCCCCCTATTAGTATTTTGATATTTGATATTACCCGCGGTATCTTCATTTCTGCTTTCTTTAGAAAGATTATAAAATCCTACTGTAAAATCATTTACGGCTATTCCTGTTATAGCCGAATATTTAAAAGGCAATTCGATAAAAGATTTTTCAGTCGTCGGAATAAGACCTATTTGAGAATATTTCCAGCCATTGTAAAAAACAGCATACTTACCCGCATTTGTAGGGTCTAAGGCGTCGACTTTCGCTTTGTCTACATTTACCCCTAAATATGGATATAAAAATCTCATTTTAGCAAGCCAAGAGCTTGTATTTTTTCCCTCTATAAAAAAATCATTCCAAGCCGACCAAATTTGCGCGCCTGTTTTTACATTCAGTTTGTCGTCCCAGTAAAGAGTATTATCGTTAACGACCCCTAAAACATCTAAATAAGCCGTCGTTTCTGCTTCTGCAATATAAGCTGCAAATGTTGTAGCATTAATAACTGTTGACCAACTAGAATCAGAATTATTAATTCCGTCTCCAATAGCTTTTAATCTATAAAACTTATTGACATCATCTCCTAAGCCTGTATGTTTATAAGTAACTGCATCGGGGGATAGTGTGATTAGATCAGACCATCCTGTAATACCATCATCACTTACTTGTATAAGTATTCCTTGTTCTTGTGCCATATTTTATGAATTAGTGTCAGTCCAATTTAATTGTATTTCATTTTGTGCTGCCGTTGCACTCTCTCCTGTAAGTGTGCTTAACTGTGGTAAAGAAGTATTATTTGTCAGTAGATAAGCGTTTAAATCTGCCTGAGTAGTAAAAGCGGGGTGTGCCCCGTATTGGTCTTGTGTTATTGGGGTGAATGCGGATTGCTTTCCATTCCAAGTCGCTTTTTCATCATAGGTAACAAAACTGTTGTTTGCATCCTGAAATATCGTATCTGCTAATTGTGTCCCCGTATGGTTTTCTCTATTTTTTAAATTTGCATCGGTATCATTAGCAGTTGCATCTACCGCGATTCCATCAAGTTTATTTTTATAAGCCGTAGTAAAGGATTCACCGCTCAAAGAGAAGGTCATGGAATCATTAGCATCGTCATAAAAAACGTTTATTCCAGTTCCAGATGCAGAAAAACTACCTACAATATCCTGGACCTGTTCATTTGTCAAAGTAGCGCCGCCGGCCTGGGCAGTAATTGAAATATTTCCGTTTACATCATCGTAAACAACCGAAACATTGGTTTGCGTTCCAGCCTGAAACAAGGCCGCAACTATATCTTCTATCTGCTCGGTTGTCTTTTGGGTTTTCCACTCAGAACTCCCTAATTCGGCATCTACAGCAGCTACAATCTCTGCCTGTGTTTTATTTAAACTATTTGAATAAGCATTTGCGGCCTGTTCCGCGGCATCGGCTTTGCTTTGCGCCCCGGTTTTAGTCTCTAAATCTGTCGGTTTGTTTAAAACTTGAGTCCAATCTATTTGTGAGTTGGTTATATCTACATAAGAAGCCTCTAAGGACCTGTCATTTCCGTTGTATAAGTATGTGTACTTAACTCCGGTATCTGTAATTACAATTGCGTCCCCTTCATCAAAAGTGTAAGAATTTACATTTACCACAAATGCCGATAATGAAGTTTCTGCTGCTACGACAACATTTGTTATCGCGTATTGCGGAATTTGATCTATTGCTACTTTTCCCGTTAAAGGATCTAAATCGGCTTTTAAATCTAAATCTGCTTGAAGTACGTTCAGATTGTATGCTGCCAGTTTTTCCTTCTCCGGCAAACTAAAATTCTCCTGGGAAAACCCATAACCTTCTCCTGGTGCATCGGCCTTGGCTATTAATGCTTCGGGAAGGTTTTCTATTTCAGCGATTTGATGAAACTCCGGGTGTTGGTAATTCTCCAGGCCATTCAGCTTATTTAACAGCGCCAAGGTTAAATCATTTGTACTTAATCCCTTTCCCGCAACTTTTGGCTGAAGCTTGCCCAATTCTGTAGCAAGATCCTGAATAAATGAGATGGGTTTGGAATTTGGAAATACCGGAAAGGCAACACTTTCCGAAACGCCCTCTTTATCTAAAACAGTCATCCCCGTAATGGTTCCTCCAACATCTTTAGTATAGGACTCAATTATTTTACCTTCTATCTTATGCCAGAAGCTGTCCAGCATATTAAAAAACTTGTTCCTTGTGGCTTCATCCTCACAAGTGATGTATTGTTTCAGTATTTCTTTTGCTATAACACTCATTATTCAAATAATTTGCAATAGTTACAATTGCCTTCAGTAGGCAAATCTTCTTCAATAATAGCCGTTGCGGGTTTTATTCCATTATCCGCATAGTAATCCCTTATACTTGTGCTTTCTACTTCAATCTCCGGCACTTCAATTTGTTGTCCCGGTACCAGATCACTTGTAATGCTCAACCCATTGGCCAATGCCAAATCAAACACATGGGCCACACTGCCATAAACCTGAATGGAGATGTCAAACAATGATTGGTTATGAAGTACTGTTACCATTATTGATGTTTCTTTTTATAAGCGTCGAACTCCTTTTTAAGAGAGCTGTATTTGTTTTTCCACATTTCCTGATCCTTCTTTACTTGCTCCAGTTGTAGGTTTAGATTCGCAAATTTTAGATCGTATTCATTCTTTAGAAAAACGTAACGTCCTTCATATTGGTTTTTCAAATCTGTCAAGGCCTCCTGATATAGATCTATAATAGATTTACTATAATCTGCTTTCGAGGATTTGCGTTTCCAGAACCAGGCGAAGAAGCCAGCGAGGCCTCCCGTAATTGTGCCGCCTAGAAGCATCCCAAAATATTCGCGTATAAATTCACTCATTGTAACTCATTTTAATCTTGTTCTTAATTTGCTCATAGTCTTTCCCGTCCAGCTTCATTTGTATTCTCAGCGTACGTTCAAGCCTCGGGTCGTTGGTATTGCTTCTTACTTTGGTCACCAAATTTGCTCCCACTACAGGATGCTCTTTCCACTCTCCCTGGTTACTGGAGAGGATCAGTGCAACTTCCTGCATTTCGCTTTCGCCCACAGCAAAATCACCGTTCACTATCTTCAGGTCGTTATTTTCATCTAACAGGATATCTCTCATTATTCGCTTGTTAAAACACTATTTAACCGGAGTTTAAAGGCTGCGAATTTTGGGGCTTCGAATGCCATTCCATTCTGTGTAAAAACCTTTAATACTTCATCGTTAAAATCGTTCATGATCTCCAGTAAATCTTCATCACCTTTTTTTATACGCACTCCTTTATCTTTAACCTGGAGTGTGGTTAATTTGGCATTCACTTCAATCTCATCGTAAGCTTCACAATCTATGATATAGCAACCGGCACTATTATTTATAAGTCCTATGAGGGCAAGTGAACCCGGTTTAGGTTTTTTATAGATAGATCCGAGACCCAACAAAACATCCTCATAAGGCAGATCGTTCGCTTCTCCTATGGCAACCATTGTCTTATCCTCCCAGTTCACCGATTCTACTTTAACCCATTCTGTTTGAACAGGGATTTGGCGTTTTGCCTTTTGGTCTATCAAACTTTTAAACTCCTTAATTTTGTCCATCTGCTACTTTTTTATCAAGGCTTAAAAACTGGTGATATTTTGCATCGTCTGTAAATTGTTTTTTAACCGATTTTATCCGATAAACTCCATTCCTGTTCGGGTACATCTCGCTAAAGATATCGGCCTTCATCCCATGTCTCATGCTTGGAATTCCAAATATTTCAATATCGCCGGTATAGCCATCTACTTTGCTCTTCTCATAATCCAGTTTTGCAAGCTTTATCAATTCGGCTTCTACCTGAATATTGTAATAACTAAGGGTTCTTCTTACCCCAAATTCATCCCCGTATTCAGCCTTTAATTTCTTGCCTTTTGGCGTGGTAGAAATCGCAATTATCTTTAAAAGGATATCCTCTTTTAAGCGATATTGTAAATTATTATCTACAACATTTCGGTTAAAATCTAACTTTTTAGGTGGCTCTGTATCGTCAGAATATATTTTCCCTACTACCAGCGTATCTCCTTTGAAATAAGAATAAATATTAGCCTCCTGGAGAAGTTCAAGAACTTGAGCTGCGGAGGTATCCGGAAATCGCTGTTTACTTATTTCAATATCTGCGACATCGGTTGGGATGCCTTCAGGAATAATTTGTTTTATTAAATCGGCCACTTTATTTGTCTTCATTGCCACATTCACATTATGCCTTTTTAAAAGATACATGGCATCATCGCACTTTATTTCCAGTGGAATATCCGTATTTACCGAAGTGATATAACCCGAAAATTCTTTAATGAGTTCTCCGTTATAGCCTAACCAGATCTCTACAGGATCCCCGTTCCTGAATATTTCCCTGGCGTGTTCCATCAGTCTTTTTTTTCCAATCATGATGTTTCGTGGGAGTGTGATTCTCGCAGTATCTGTCAGGGTTTGCCAGGAACTCTCGATCCAGACCCCATTAAGCCGTCTTATAATAAGTTCGCTCCTATTTTCCCTTGCCGGAAATACCAGTTTTGCGTTCATTGCTAAGACCATATCAATGGGTTATTGGTTGAAATCACTTCATCACTTATCGCCCTTATTGTAAATGGCACTAAATTGGGCCTTCCCCTTTGTGGTACCGGATTAAAATCTTCAATAAGAATACTATGGATCTCCCGGGAAAGAAAAATATCAGAACTCACTTCTACCGCATCTGCCAGATCGTCCCATTTTACCATTTGATCTTCCTGGCTTTTTGGGGAAACAAATCCTTGTGGATGTCCGGGATCAGGAATAAAAAAACCGTTGATGGTAATTTCATAATCCGTAAATCCAAAGATCTCTTTAACCGTGCTGTACCCACCGTTTATTTTTGTTTTACTGATCACCTTTGGCCTTCTGAAGCTTGCTACACAAGTTGCAGGTAGCTGAAATTCCGACATAGCTTTTTTTGAAATCTTCCCGTTTTCCCTGTCAAAATATCGATAGGTGCCCGCGAGAAATGTTATAGGAAATAAGATTGGGGTGCCTAGGTGACTCAGCTTTGTAGCTTCCTCAAGGCTCTCCACAATTTCAATCCCTGAATACAGGCCATTAGGATCCTGAGGCAGATTACTGCCCAGATCTGGCCGGTACATTTTTTCGACCTTTAAACCAAAGGCCTCCAGAAATATATTTGGGATCCTATAATCCATTAGCTTCCTTGCATTATCAGGGCATCTTTTAGCCCATCGT